AAGGGCTATCAAAATGGCTGTATGATTATTTGAGCGAGATTTGGATTCCTGAAAATGGGTATGGTAATCGAGTTAAAGTAAGTAAAGTTGAAGTAAGGGAAACTCCCAGTAACTCAGCCATGTATATCGCATGAAGGAATGCGCCAAAATAATGCTTGTTGTAATAGCGGTGCTAATGATGCTCGCGTTGACTACCTGCGCAGTGACTAATCTAGAAACTAGAATGGGTAGCAATGCTGGGCTAGTAAATGTGATGTCTAATAGAAAATAGAAAATAGAAAATAGAAAATAGAAAAGATATGAATGAAATTACTTGGGATATTTTAGACCCTAATGACATGTGTGTCGCCATTATGCGTGGCGGCAAAACTGTCTTGAATATTTCTGTTCATGAAATAATAGAAAGTTGCTCAAGAAACAAATTATTGCAGCATGTAGATGAATGTGACCGCACACCTTGGTTAACGCGGTGGCAAAATGAAAAGCACGAAGCGTTGACTGAGTTATTAAAAAAGGATTATGCACAATGATCTCAGAAGAATTACAAAAATATATAGATATGGTTTTGCAAGAAGAGAGTGACGATGTATTGCACGAAATGGCAAATCTCGGAAGCCACAATCATGGTATTCAAGACGTTGTATTATGGGTAGGAAAATCAAACAAACAGCATGGTTTAAGAATCAAAGTTTCTAACTTTAAAAATCGTTGGAACAATGAGGACAACTTCGTAATACAAATGCCAAGTTTAGATTATGATCCATCCCAAGTTGCAAAATGGATCACACCTAATATTATGCAGCAAATCATGTCTTGGGTGAAATTGAACTATCGAGTATTGCATGAGTTTGAAACTGATAAAATCATGTATACTGATCATTTTTTAAATCAAATAGTGAAGGTAAAATAATCATGTTCGGAACTAACTCTATAACTGGAAAATCTTATTTTAAAGATGCACCATTGAATAAACTGATGGTGACATCAATGTTTTTCACTTTACAAGGCGAAGGACCTTATGCGGGCATGCCAGCCTTGTTCATCAGGTTGGCAAAATGCAATCTCACTTGCAGTTTTTGTGACACTTTCTTTGATGACGGCGACTGGATGACCTACCAAGAAATAACCGTGAAAGCATATAAGACTATTTGCGACTACTGGACTACTAAAGAAAATGTTGTTCCAGAATGGGTATTAGCTAATAGGGATAGTATTTCAGGTATGACTTTTCCAAACATCGTTTTGGTCATCACTGGCGGTGAGCCGCTGATTCAAAATAATGTGTCGGGGTTTATGGAGTCACAGGTAGGAAAGTGGAAAGCAGTTCAAGTTGAAAGCAATGGGATTCCTGACACTATAGTTCCAGAAGGTGTGACTCTTGTTTGCTCGCCAAAATGTTTGGAAAAAAATGGGGTCGCTGTTAAATATTATTCGCCGTCTAAAACTATTCTCGATCGTGCTGACTGTTTAAAGTTTGTCATGAGTGCTGAGCCATCATCTCCTTATAGTGAGGTTCCAGAGTGGGCTCACACATGGAAAGAAGAAACAGGCAAAGAAATATATTGCTCACCTATGAATGTGTATAACTCCTTTCCACAACAAATCAAACTATTACGAGCGGAGAAGGGTGCTATTACCATGGCGGAGCGTAGTACAGTTGATGAAAAAATATCTTTTTGGGAGCCGGGATTATTAGATCTTGCTGCTAATCAATCTAATCACGAATACACTGGTGAATATTGTTTGCGGCATGGATTTAAGTTATCCCTGCAGCAGCATCTTTATGTCAGTATGGCGTGAAAAAAGATAAATATTTCACAAAGTTAAAAGGAAAACTATGTTCTCATTTATTAAAAAAGTGTTTGGTAAGCGTGATGTTTCTGACGGTAAAGTTCAAGAAACGCCATCGTGGGATGAAACTGTAAAAGCTGCAGAGGTAGCACCACCAGATTTCAAACCTGCCAGCAAAGCTAAAACTGCTCCTAAGGCACCAAAAGTTGTAGCTAAAACCACTGCAGTTAAAGCCAAGGCTGCTGCGATTACACCTACTCAGACTGTGCCAACAAAAAAAAAAGTTCAGCCAAAAAAGTAGTACCTGAAAACCCAGACAAGTTAGCTGCTACTGCAGCTGGAGAACCTTGGGTCAATGTCATTGGAATGGAACTTGACTTAGATAACCCCAACGCAGGGTCTTTTAGTTTGGACTGGAACGATAACTTTGTAGCAAAGTTAGTTAAAGCCGGGTATAAAGGTAAAACTGACATTCAAATTGTTGACGATTGGTTTACCACTCTATGCCGTAATATTGCTCTAGAAACTTATGCTCAAGAGCAGGCAGATCCTTCAAATCGTATGTGATTTCGCTGTTTTTAAGCAAAAAAGCCGGTTGACTGCCGGCTTTTTTTGTGTTAAAATAATGGTATGAGTAACAAAACTACTTGGGCTGATCTTCCAAATGCCAAATACATTGATCTAGTAATAGCTTCATTGAAGAAAAATGCTTCAACATGGAATTCGGCATTGGGTACGGCAAGGAATGCGGCATGGGGTGCGGCAAGGGATGCGGCATATAATGCGGCAAGGGATGCGGCATATAATGCGGCATATAATGAGGCAAAGGATGCGGCATATAATGCGGCATGGGGTGCGGCATGGGATGCAGTAAGAGCGCTCATTGCGTGGGATAACTGCGGATACTTACTTGACGAAAAACCCGAGGATGTTAAAATGTTAGCATTACTCGGTAATCAGGCCGCAATATTGCTTTACCCCGCTTGCTTTGCCCTGAACAAATCAAAAGAATTGGAAAAAGTATGAAACAAAAATATTTACTTATAGATTTAGCAAATACTTTTATGCGGAGCTTACACGCTGCAGTAAGAGCGTATGACATTGAAGAAAAAATCGCGTTTGGCATTCACTCCACGCTGCAAAGTATCTCATCAACATTTAGAGATCAGCATGCGACTCATGTTGTTGTAATGCTTGAGGGGCATAGCTGGCGAAGAAGTTTTTATTCTAGGTATAAAGGTAATCGTGACATTGCAAGAGATGCGTTGACTGATAAAGAAGCGAAAGAAAGCAAGCTAGCATTTGAAGCGTTAAATGATTTGATTGATTTTTTCCGCAATCACACTAACATGACAGTGCTACAGCATCCAGAGCTTGAAGCTGATGATCTTATCGCTGGTTGGATTCAAGGGCACCCAGATGATGAGCATGTCATTTGCAGCACTGACAGCGACTTTTACCAACTCCTAGCCCCTAATGTTACCCAATATAGCGGGGTGTTGAAGGAGCTACACACTATTACTGGCATTTACGATGCTAAGGGTAAGATTGTATTAGAGAAGAAAACAGGGCTACCGAAAAAAGTTCCTGATCCAAAGTTTATCTTGTTTGAAAAATGTGTTCGTGGTGATCCTGGCGACTATGTCTTTTCAGCATATCCTGGCGCTAGCCTTAAAGGCACCAAAAACAGAGTAGGTATCATTGAAGCATTTGAAGATCGTGAAAAACAAGGGTATAACTATAACAACTTTATGCTACAAAGGTGGACTGACCATAATGGTGTAGAGCATAAAGTGTTGGATGATTTTACCAGAAACACCATTTTAATCGACTTATCCGCTCAACCTGCTAGAATACGGGTAGAGCTAGATAAATGTGTCAAAGATGGAGCAGTGCCTAAAAATGCTTCAATGATTGGAGCCCATTTTTTGAAACTGTGCGGCAGGCACAATCTAGTTAAACTGAGTGAGCAAGCAACAACATATGGCGCTATTTTTAGTGCCGCATACAAGGAGTGAAACATGAAATTGGAAGAAGTTCTTAAAGTAGGGCAAAGCAGAATCACTGAAGGTTCTGAATATGGGTGGAATTGTTTTCACAATGCCCGATTATTGGACATTTCGCTGCCTGGAGATCGCAACAATCAAGTTAGTGTTGTATACAGCACACTAACATTTGATGTATATGTTGTTGAGACATATTTTAACAATCTAGCGTATCGTTGGGTCAACTCAAAAGTGGAATCGGCATATAAAGCAGAATACGCCGGGCGCAATATTGATTACAACACCGCGCATGATGACGTAGAGTTTACAAATATTCCTTCAGGAGAAGTTATGCTGAGTATTATCAAGCAGTTTGCGTATAAAGGAGAAGATGAAATGATCGAAAAAGAAGCTGTATTCCCAACCGCCAATGATTATGTTGATGACCACGCTGGCAAAAAGAATACTAAAAAATATTCTGTTGCCGTTGATATTCGCTACTATATAGATGTAGATAATGTATCAAATATGGAGTATGCCAAAGCTGAAGCAATCAACTTTGCAAAAAAAATGAAGCCTGGTGTCACCAGTGGACCAAATGTATGCTGGATGGATAAGCAGGTTGTAAAATATTCGGTGTCAAAAACTTTAGTGTAGGATAACTAAAATGGACCAAAAACTAGACGAGCTGTTATGTGAGAAATACCCAAAGATTTTTGCAAATCGCCATGCTGGCATGACCACGACCTGTATGTGCTGGGGATTCAGCTGTGGCGATGGTTGGTTCAACATCTTAGATCAATTATGTGGAAATATTCAGCATCACATTGACTGGAGTATCAAAAACAACACATACGATATCGAGTTTGAAAAAATGCGGACTGCGGTAGTTGCCGGTGATCTAACTTCGTTTAACTCAGAATACGCTACTATGAGCCCAGAGTTTGTAGATCGCATGAAGTCGGATTTGTTAAAAATGAAGCCGAGAAAAATTCGCAAAGTTATACCCCAAGTTGTAGCAAGTCAAGTAAAAGAAAAGTTTGGGACACTGCGCTTCTACTATAGTGGTGGAGATAATGTTATTGACGGAATGGTTCTGATGGCAGAATCTATGTCAGGTGTGACTTGCGAGGAATGCGGTAGTTTAGGCAAAAGTTATGGTGGCGGATGGATTACTACTTTATGTGATAAGCACGCAAAAAAGAGAAAGAATAAATAAATTTTACTTTCCGTTCTAATGGTGGTATAATTAAATTTATAAGGATCGGATCAGCAATTTAAAATACAATAGAACGCTATCATGTTATTCGGACACCAAACTCCGAATACTGGAAGCAAACAAGGTAGATCTTGTAAAAAATCTAAATCACGATTCTGTTAAAATTTAGGCTGGGTTCAGCAAACATATTTAGCTTAACTGCTACACCGATTGGTATCTTCGGATATCACAGTGAGTTTGGAATGTCTCACTGTAAAATCAAAAAGTACAAAACCAACCTGTTAAACGAAAGAGAAATTATGTCAATCCTACTTTCTAATGGTGATCGGTTCACTATCAAGTTGACCTGTCATAATCTCCCGTACATTGATTTTGCTGATGAAGCAGTCCCAGAAAACATAAGCAACCGTATCTACTTGCGAAAAGCAGATATAGTTGCCATAATCAAAGAAATGCAGGAGTTTGTTGACTACCATGCCGAAGACTTTTCAGCAGAAAATGTTAATACTACGCGCGAGGAAGAATAATACATGATCGAAAAACTGCACAGTATTTCTATATTGACCGCAAAACCAGTAGTAAGAAATAAGTTTTGGATTGTTGAGAAGGATGGTGAAAAAATAGCCACCATCCATTCAACTCCAGTTGGGTGACACTTGTCAAGGATAATGCAAGGGAAGAGTTTGCTAGCTTTAACCTGCTCACAAAAAGTACAAAACCAACCTGTTAAACGAAAGAGAAATTATTATGAATGCATTTGTTAACGCAATTTCTGAGCAAGAATCTCGGACAGAAAATGGCATGAAAGCTCGTGTAACTACAGCTAAT